CAGTACTTATCTTTGTTGTTGATTTTTGACCATACTCACTCATTACTATATCTAAGCAACCGTCAGTATTAGCTTCCCAACCTTTACGAAACTTCTTAATGATTTCCCCATCAAGTGTTGTGTAGACAAGTGAGTTACCTTCTTTCTTAACAAGTTCAGCCTTCTCAATCATATCTAATAATCCTGAGTAAGGGCTCATACCTGACTCATAGGGAATCTTAACTTGTACAGATTCAAATGGTTTCGCATAGCGAGTTTTCATAATCTTACATGCGGCACGAATACCTCGTACATCACTAATTTTATTACCATCTTCATCTTCTTTAAGTTTTAGTTTCTTCATAGCAACAACAATACTTGATGCGTAAACAAAACCTTGACCACCACTGATTTTATCATCTGGATCAAACATATCTTGTGAAGCATATGTGTGATTAGTAGCTACTAAGCCGATGCCCAGTGAACCAAACATGTTAACACAGTTACGAACAAGTGCTGTTAGTGCTTTAGGCTTACGACCCATGTCACCTTTCATATCACCTGCTTCAAACTGATTAACGTCAGTGGGCGTTAATAACATACCCAATGAATCAATTACAAACAATACCTTAGGACGATCTGTTTCTGGTAGTGTTTTGTAATCTTTAACGAACATAGAAATAGTTTTTCCTACTTCGTCAATCATTGCCATGTTTAGTTTTAATAGTTTATTTTCTTCAGTAGATACACCAAGTGCGTGTAACCAAGCTTCGTCAAGGGCATTTTCTGAGTCAATTAAGACTACAAAAATTCCTTGTTCTTGTGCGTGTCGGACGAGGTTTCCTGAGCAGATGAACGATTTCCCGGCGCCCGACTCTCCGGCAAAGACAGTAACTTTACCAAGAGGTACGCCTTTATTAAAATCACCGGATATAAGATAATTGAGGGCGAAATTACCTGTAGATATCCAGTCAGTTGGGTCATTAAAACCAATACTAAGTCCCTCAATAGATTTAGTAATGTCACGGCGAAATTTTGATATATCAAAAGGCTTTGCCATTTAATTATCCAATTCTAGTGCTAGTGCTTCTTTGATTACAGCAAAGAGTTCCTCATCAGTATTACAAAGAAATTTGTAATTCTTCCAATCATTCTCTGAATCTCTTCCGCCTACCTCAATCATATAACCATTATTGTAACGATTGATTGTAAATGATTCATTTACTTTGTTTAGTTTTTCTAGGTATTTCATATTATTTCCTTTATTTTGCGTGTACACCGTTAGTATACATATTGATCGTTTGTTTGTCTAGCATATCTGGACATTTTTCTGCGATAGATTCTAATTCCCAATCATTTGGGTAATGACGTAATGCACCTCTAGCCCTATCTCTAATGATACTAGGAACACGTGGTGTTTTACCTGGATCGCATAATTCTTCCAATAGTTTTTTACCTTGCTTAATGGCGCGGTATCTTTCGTCACTTGTTGTCATGGAGTTCTCCTTAGGTAGGGAGCAAATGCTCCCTATTCCCTTTTAAGACTTGTTCTGTCTAGCACGAATCATTGCTAGAATGTCTTGTGCTTTGTCACTTGATGGTTGTGCTGTAGGAACCTTAATAGATTCGGCTGCTGCCATTGCATCTTCTTCCCATGGTGCTGAAGTTTCTGCTACGGGTGCTGTTGCGGGTGCTCTAGTTTCAGTAGTAGCTGTTTGTTTTTCCGCGGTTGCTCCTGCAGGTGCTTCTAGTCCCCAAGGACGATAGTAACTACCCCAACGCTCTAAATCATATGGTTGACCGTCTACACTTGCGTCAAACATTTCTTTGATTACACGTAACTCTGCTTCGCCGGGACGCTTTGGTAAGAACTCTGCCAAATTGTACAAGCCATGTGCTTCAACTGCGGCTTGTTCTGCCTCTGTCAATGCTGACTCTTTACGTGCCCAATTACTTGTTGAGTAATCAGCATATCCACCTTTACTTGTTTTCTTAATATTCAAATCAAGACCACGCATAAAATCTGTTGGCAATTCTTCCATCTCAGGATCCATCAAACTTGCTTTAATGATTGTAAAGATTTGTGGACTGATAATGAATCTACGAATTGGGTTAGCTGGTGTTTTGTCATCACCAATTGGGTTTTGCCGAACAAAACCCTGAAACAAATAACTGCGTTTCTTCCAGTATTTGTTTGCTAACTCTTTCAATGTCTCATCTTTATACCAAGGACGAACCTCAGTTAAGATTGGGCATTGTGCTTTGGGATCATACATTTCAACGCAAGGTACTTGAACCTCGATACGTTTAACGTTAGGATCACCTTTAACTCCATTGAATGGAAGTTTAATAATTTGTCGTTCTACCCAGAAGTATGGGTTGTTACTATCTGCATCAGGTAATAGACGCATTGTGGCTGTTGTGCCTTCGTCCATATTCCAATGAGGGTAGATAGAGTTATCTGATTGTTTCTGTGTTGATCCAGAAGTTGATTTGTTTTCTTGTGCCGCAATACGGGCACGAATCTCTGCTAATGATGCCATGATAAATTTCCTTATAAATTGAGATGGTCTCGTTTTTAATATTCGCCGCTTCCCTATGAAGCGACTAACATAAGAGTTAGTATAGCATTACTAACTCTCAATGTCAATACTATTTATCACATATGTGGGTAAACAGATTTTTTTCTATGGTTTTTTAACCCTTTTTGATGTAATCTAAACCAATGATGTTATCTAACATACGGGCATAAGTTTTATCTAGGCTTTCAGTAAACAATTCATTTGGTTGCATATACAGTGTTGGGTTCGGTGGTTGACTAAACAATGTTCGTTTAACTAAAGTTAAATAACTATCCATTTTTTCTCTAGTTAATATAGAATCTTCTTTATTTTTATTTTCAAATATTTCTTTGAGATACCAAGCTTCTTCTTGTATAGTATATGATATTTGTCCATCACTGTACTTAGTATCTTTTCTTGATAATTCTTCTCTAAATTTATTTTTAAACAGGGTAATTAACATAGGTAAATTATCCTTCATCCATTTATTAAATTGAGGATCTCCCCAGTTTTTGTATATTTTTAATGGTTGATTTTCATATTCTACTAAACTTTCATCTGTACCTGTTTTTATAGGTTTACCTTGAGAATCATAACCAGGCCCTAATTCTTCACCGTCATCATCTTTAACTTTAAAATTAACAATACCACCTTTACCATCTCTATCAGCGTATAAACTTGCTAATTCGGATTGAGTTGGAAATTTTCTAACATTATTTTTTGGTTCTTCTGCCGGGGTTACTGGTTCTGGAACTAGTTGTTCCTGATCAGGAGATGTTATATTTTTCTCTGTATCATCTACATCTTTAATATTTTTAGTATATAGGTATTTAATTGCCTTTAACAGTGCTGCCGCCTCTTGTGCATCATCGTTAATATTATCAGCATTTTGCTGAATGATTTCAGCATTTTGTTGAACTTCACCTCTTAAATCTATCATAATTTGTTTTTCATTATCGATAAATTCTCTATCTTTGTTTAGCTTTTGCACCTCTGTGTTAAATTGTTCAATATCTTTTTGATAACCTTTAACTATATCGGAATACTTTTTTATTTCGCCGGCATGTTGTTGTTGAATATTACCTATTTCGCCTTTTTTCTTTTCAATATATTTTGAAAATCTACCTTCTTTTTTATCTAAATCAGATTGAGTTTTACGTAATTGGTTTTCTAATTTTTTATATAACTCATCTCCAACTGTTTTTTGATTGTTTAATGTGTTTATTAAAGAATTTACTTTTTGCAAATCTTCATTATCAATAGAGGGATTGTTAGCAATTTCTTGAATTTGTAGTTCTATATTTTTAAACTTTTCTGGATCCATGCCAGGTTTAGTTTTTAATATTTCTAAATCTTTTTGTAATTTTTCTAAATCATCTGCACTAATTTTTGCTTGTTGTTGTACGCTTGCGCCACCGGTAGTAAGAGTACTACTTAATTGCTTTAATCTTGCAACTTCACGATCGGTTTCAATTGATTGTTGTTCAAAGTCCTGCAGTTCTTGTCCCAATGAATCTACTGCACCTCTTAGTCGCTCATTCTCACGCTTTTGTGTGTCAATTAATTTGTTTTGAACCGAATCAGTTTTTTCCTGATTTTTCATTTCATCTGAAATTAATAATATCATAGCCTGTTCTGCAGAATAGCCTGGATATTTATTCTTAGCTCTATATATTAAATCCTTATCAACCGACAATTGGCTAACCGTACCTTGGTTAGGTTTTTCGACTTCATTTAATAATGATGAAATTTTCATGTAATTATATCCAAATCTTATTTTCTAATTCCAGCAATATTTAATATTCTTGCTAAATCATCTGAACCTTCTGCTACTGTTTCATTAGCTAATGGTATATCTAATTTTTTAACAGGAGGTTTTGGAGTAGGATAGTATGCAGATTTAGCACGTTTATCCGTACCTTTAATTTTTGGATTATCTACTCTAGGATTTACATGCTTCCATGGATCTAGAGCATCATTTTCTTTCTCTTCGCCTTCACCAACTAGATCACCAATCGTTGCTGGCTTGTTAGCTTTAGGGCCTTTGTTACGCCATTGTCCTGCTTCACCGGTAGCGTAGTCACCTGCAAACTCACCATCTTCTGTTACGGGTTTTTCTTTCTTGCTATACTTAGCACGAATGTTTTGCATTTCTTTTTCGCTAGCATCTCTTAGACCAGCGTCTTGTAGTGCCCTCATACCAGGCTCACCATACTTATCGTACCCAAAAGATGCTTGTAGTGCGCTTTCATCAACTTCTTCGCCGGCTCTGAATCTCTTAACCATTGCTTTAAGTGCTTCAAGTTTGTCATCAGGTACATCCATAAAATGATCGTGTCCCATTTTCTTTGATGCTTTACCTAAAGCAGTGAAGTGATCCATTTTGTCATTGTTTTGTTTTGGATCACTTCTCAAAGAACTGTCAGCTTGACCCATGTCAACTTCATCAGTACGCTTCTCAACATCACTGTACGCCATGCTTGGTTTACCATTTTCTGGATTACGAACACCTGCTTTATCTTTCAAGTCTTTTAGTAAATCTTCTTCACTACCGCCACCTAATTTATCAAATACTTTACCACCAATTGTCTTAACAACATCTTTAACTTTATCAAACATTCCCTCATCTGTACTCATTAAATCTGATTCTTGCAAACCGTTTCTTTGTAATATTTTAGTAATCTTAAAATATATATCTTTTACTCGGCTTCGTATCTCTGGGCTCATGTCATCTGGAGTAGCATACATCATTAC